TGTGTATAGTATGTTGCAGGAGCATTTTGCTTAATGCTTAGATTTGATTCACTTGCTGCACTATTAGATACAGAATATTGTAAAGACATTGTTAATGTAAGTTCTTGTACTTTACCTGTTTTACTCAAATACGGTATGTTTATAGAGATATTTGTTAATGCAGCTGGAGAAATAACCATTCCTCTATTTTCACTTACTCTATAATAAGTACGGAATGTACCTTTTGGTAAACTTCCAAAAACACCATCTGAAAATATAAGATTAATTCTATCATCAATTCTTGTTAAAACACTGTAAATGTCTCTGATCTTCTTATTAAGACTGTTGTATATAACGTTGTTGCCTTCAACTGCGTCTACCTTTGTCCAAGAATCCACTTCATTATTATTAGAATCTAATTTGTAAAGCCAAACATCTGAGTCGTTAATGTTAGTAGCATCAATTGCTACAGTTTGATTAGGAACAGGTTGTGTAATTGAGAACTGACCGTTTTCTAAACGCCCTTGTCTAAAGTGTGCAAAGAAACCGGAGTTAGAACTGCCAGCACCTTGTGCATCATCTCTATATAAAAACGCAAAGTTGTTTCCAGGAATTGGTGGTTCTTCTTGTATGTTGCCATCGTCTATATCTGTTGACACAATTTCAAAACCAGTACTTTTACCTTCAACTGGCTTTTCAAAACTAAACACAGGAACATCTGTGTTAACACCGTTAACTCTATATTGTTCTGTTGCTACTCCGCCTACCATTTCTTTTTTGTTTGGTCGACCAAACACACCGTTAACTGGAAGTGCTGTGTTTAATACCTTAACAAACTGTTCATACCAATTAGTATTAGTGCTGTCGTTCCATAATATAGTTTGACCTTGCAAGTTTCTACCATTTGAATCAATAACGTCTTCAGTTGTACTAACACTAGTGATTTTTAGTAAGCCGTTTGCTGCTTGATTTCTACGAGGATTATAATTAAGTAAACGTGCTAAACGGAGAACACTTTCTCTACGCTCTGCAAGTTCTAAAAAGTTTTCTCTAGCATTTAGGTCAATACGGAAAGCAAGGTTTTGACCTAAGAAAGCAATCAAGTCAATTAGTGCTAGATATTCGCTTGATTCTATATAGTCGTTAAAATCCTCAGGATAATTAGTCCTAAGGTAGTTGATCATTGTTCGACGTAAATTGTCAAAGTCGTATGATTGAAAATCTGCGTTGCGGAAGGTTTGGTATACACGCTTCCAATCTTCTGCAACTAGTAATCTATTCTGTCTATCTGTCGCTGACATGTGCTTTCCTCGTTATAATGTATTTATTCAATTTAAAATATGCGTATATAACTTAGGAAAGTAATCCGTTGTCTTGATCAAACTGTAACCGCATAGTTTCAGCTATACTGTAATTTAAGTAAACTAACACACATTCTATTTGTAAACCGCTTTCGTATTCTTCTACTATTACTTGATCAGCTTGTACTCTTGGATCGTAATTAATAATATCTTCTACATTTTCAACAATAGCAGCTTTAAGATTCTCAGTTAACGGATCAAATAAAACGTCCCAAATAATTGTTCCAAATTCAGGTTGTTCTAATTTTTCACCTTGCCGTATGTGAAAATGATTTATTATGTCTTGTTTGATAACTGCAAGATCATATAATTTGTTACCAATATTTTCGTTGCTAACTGAACTAATCGATCTGTACGAAGCAGACGATGATGGTTTTTGCTGACTTTGTGGTACATCAACAATTACCCGTTTATATAAGTTTTTTTCTAAAGTGCTCATAACGTATTTATGTTAAACAATTTGTCCAGTTTGTTTAGCATTCCTTAATGCTGCTACTAATTCTTCAGTAGATATTAATGACTTATTCAGCCCATCGCCTGAGTAATAACTTTCTCCAGGATTTACAATTCGCTGTGATCCTTGTGTTTTATTAATTACAGGCATACTTGCCCATTCTTGAGCAATACTTTTTGCCATTGCTGCTTCTGACTTTGTACCTTTAATAAAATCGTTAATTTTTCTTCTACTTAATAATTCCTTGGCTGCTCTATCTTGGGCATCTTGATTAAATAATTCATCTTCGGATATTGCTACTCCAATAAGGCTTTTAAGTGTCTTTCTAATAAACTGATATCTTCCAACAGCAGAGCTTGCTGAGCCAGCTGCAACACTGTCATCTTGCCACTGTTGAACTTCTGCTACTGTCATCTGTATAAGCGGCTTAGGTGTTGATATTTTAGATCCACTGTAAATAGTATTATACCCAGAACTTTCTGCATTTCCGATAACATCTAGTAAGTTTCCAAACGCTCCAACAGCAGAATAGTTTGCTGGAGGGAAGTTGTTTGGACTAGATGTTACTTGTGATGTTCCGCTTCTAGCTGTAGTTGTTGCAGTACCTGTCGCAGATCCGCCTGTTCCGCTAAAGTTAGCTGTGTTTAGACTTTTTCTAAAAGTATCAACTGCATTTATAAGGGAACCTGATTGTGTTGAATTGGTATTTAATACATCAGTTTGGATTGGCTTAAATGCCATTGGATTTAAGTTTTCATGATGTGGCCAAGGTTCGTGGCTTGGCATACGTTTTACTATTGACGAAACATCAGATGCTACAGTTGTTCCAGGAGTTACTTTTGGAACAGCATGTGTGTTTAACGGTACAACTGGTGTTGCATCCTCTGCGTCTGTTGATGCTGTAGCAGGAGTAACGTCTCCGCTATTCATATTAATGTTTACACCTTGCTGTTCTATATTCGCCGAGGCTTTAATATTAACGGCGCCTTCTGATGCAGAAAGATACGTATTTTTACCACTAGCATGTAGATTGGCATCTGTGTTTACATGTAAATCATCCACTGCTTTAATATGTCCTTGTACATCTGCTAATATGTATAAATTTGCATTTGTATGATGATGAATATCGCCTTCAACTAAAGTTTTTTGGTATCCAGTAACTTTAGTTTCTTGATATCCTGCAACTTCAGTTTTCATATTTTGTTCAACAAGTATATTAGTATCGTATTTGCTTTCTATTTGTACATTGCCGCTTGTTCCGCCTTCGGCAGATCCGTTAGTTGCTCTTGCACTTGCACGAATATTAACATTTCGGCCGCCTTCAATATTAACATCTCTATCAGCACTTAAATTAATATCTGCATCGCTATGTATACTAATACTATCTGATCCGTAAATATCTATTTTACCATCACTGGTTAATTCTACCCATGCTGTGCCACGAGAATTACCAATATAAACAAAGTCTTCTGTGTTGTGCATTACAATTTGATGGCCTGTTCGTGTTCTAAAACGTACTAGCTCATTGTGAAGTAATGTTCTATCGCCGTTTTTTTCGCCGGCTTCAACATTTACATAATCTGGAGGTCCTTCACTAGCATGTGTTTTTCGTATTAGTGTATTATCTCCGTCATCCATTACAAAACTTGAACCTCCAAGTCTGTTAACAAATACACTTTGCGACCCAGGTCCAGCTGCTAAACCTCTTAGTGAAAAATCACGTTTATCTACTGGTCCAGGAGTGCTTATTCCAAAAACACTGCTAGGTACTTCTCGCCTAGTACTTGTCGAAGTTGTTCCTCTATTATCGTCGTTTAAAAGACCTTGGACTTCTAATACTTGTGTAAAATCTTTATTGTATGGTTTTGGAAATTTAGTTGGATCTCTTGCTTCGCCTTTTTCGATGTACTTGTTATATTCACCAACAGGAAGTTTTTGTCCTTTTATATTATTCGGTGTTCCGTCGGTTGTAATTGTTGTACTGGCTTTACCGTCAGGCACCATAAAATTCATATGTTTATCTTGTATACAACCTATCCAATAACCTTGTGATACATCGCCTTCAGCAAAAATTACTAATACTCTTGCGCCTGGATCTGGCGGAACTGCCCAAAACCCATAGCTTTTTTGAGAACTTGCATAACCGTCATTTGGTGTTGTATGGTTAGGATTTGTTACTCCATAAAATGGGCTGAGGTATTTTACTATAACACTAGTACCTATTTTATTAGGTATTGAACCTGAGCTGCCTCCTTTGAGTATATCTACTTTTAAACTTCCCATATAATGAGGGTCAAGGTTACTAACCACAACTGCTTCATATGGTCCAGGTCCTATTGATTTTTCTAATTTTTCTCTATTAGTTCTTTTACTTTCGCCGGACATTACTGCGGGCCTCCTGTATTTGGATCTGATTCTTCAGGTGTTGTTGGTAGTGTAGTAGTAGGTTGATATGTTGCATTATAATTTTGATATGCTGCTAATACCTTGCTTCCAGTGTTATAACTATATAAGTTATCATTCACGTCTGTAGGCAAGTACTGGCGCAATACATCTCCAAATCCGCCTTGTATTTGATTGCTTACTTGTAGTCGTTGTGTTACTGGCTGTGTCCCTGACACAGTTGGTTGACTTTCAACTGTTTGTTGTGCAGCAGTTTTTACTGTGCCATCTGCATTGTGTGTTTGGCCATATTTTGCGTTCCATGCTGCCAGTGCTTTACCTTCCAAACCCAAACTAATTCTAGGTGCAACAGGTTGTAATGTTGGAACTTTAGCACTTGTTGATCCAATCTGTTCACGTCCTCTTGGGTCGTTATCATCTAATTGGGTACTTGCATTATCACTTGTTTGTGCTTGTGGTGGACTTCCATCCTCTGGTAAAGGCGGTTCTTGATCAGGTGCTTTAGGTATTAATCCGTTGCGCGGCCAGTCTAGCGTTCCTCCTTCAAAAGATGCTGCTGAGAAGTGCATAGCATCAACAGAACTTTTCCAGTTGCCTCCCCATCCAAGTCCGTGTTTCTTAGCAAGTGCTAACATTTCATTTCCGGTTCCGTCTTCAGGCATGTCTGTAGGTTCGCCGCTCGGAAGTGGTTGCGGCCTTGGTCTTTTATAAGCATTTTCTGCGGAATTAATATCTATTGCTAGACCACTAGCATGATAACTTGGTTTACTTGACCCGATTGACGTGCGGTTTACATAGCCGCCTAATGTTCTAATTTCATAACCGTAAAAATCTTCAAGTTCGTCTATAAGAGCTTGAAACTGTTCTCCTACAATTTTTGCAACTTGTGTTGTTTTTCCAGACTTAGTTGTAATAGTAACAAGTTCTCCATTTTTCTCCGACTGTAAAGGTCTAGCAATTCTTCTTGATGAATTAGGCGCAACTCTTTCTGTTGGATCTTGACCAATCCTTTCTGCTAAAGGTCTTTCATTAGGGTTTAATGATTTAGATTGTGGATTTTCTACTAATGTCTTAGCTGTACTGATACCTTCGGTACTTTGATTCTTTCTACGAAGTAAGTTTAACTTTTGTGTAAATTTATTACCTGATATACTTGTAGTTAATGTTAAAATTTTATACAATCCGCTAAAACTATCTACCGGTATAGTGTCTCCTGGAAATTCCATTATTCCTGAATTCATACTATAGTCTATTGGGGTCCTAAAGTTAACTAAAATATCTACTTCGCTTCTTTGATGATCAATACTACCGTCTGCTGTAATATTAATACTAGGTCCTTGTGCTGCTGTGTAGTTTCCTACACCGCTATCAGGTATATAAAAAGGGTCTCCCCAAATTTCCAGTTCAGCAGTAATTAAATCTGCGTCACTATTTAAAAGTGTATTATGTAGTTGTCTAGCTAAGTTAGTTGCTGCTGTGGCATTAAAGTTATTGCTTGTAAATCCAACTTGGTTTACAGCTTGTGTTGTTCCTTCAGGTAACGATCCGCCTGAAGTATCAGGTGTTAACGTAGGTTCAGGTCCTTCAGCAGTTGATTTGTCTCTACTACCATTTATTTGCGCACTGCTTAGTTGTCCTAAGTCTGCTCTCATAGCTTCAAAGAACGCTGCATTAAATTTAATTTCAAAACCTAATACGTCAGTGTTCATTCCGCTATAGATATAATTGTATGACTTAGGTGCTTGTTTTGCTAATGCAACATTGCCTTTTGTTGTTTTGTTAGGTGAACTAAATTGTGATACATTAACATCATACCTAACTACATCATATACAAAGATTCTTGCACTCTTACCTGTAATATTCTCAAAATCCGGATCGTCGATCATATACACTTTTGGTTCAACCTTAAACCAAGGTATATTTCCTTCTTCGTTTACTAAATCTAATGCTGATTTTCCGTATGTACTAACTAACACAATTTCTTCAATAATCTTAGTTATCGGAGTGCCTTGACTAAATTTAAAAGTTCTATTACTGTCACTGATTGTTAATTCAATACCATCTCTTTCATAAAGTTTTTTATCTTCATTCCAAGTGTATAAGCCTAAACCAAATGGCGAATCGCCGCTTGAATTTGTTCTATCTAACATTGGAGCTGCGCCAATTGGGTTAAGATCACTAACAGCACTACCTCGTAACACTCCTAATAAACTACTTGAATTTGTATCTAGTCCAATATTTGCAAAATAGTCTGTAATATTTCGTGCTGCGGCATCACTAATATCTGTACCAAGACGTGAAGCAACAGATTCACGATCAGTAACTGTTGCTGAATTATCGGCTGCTGTTTTTGAATCACCTAACGTAGGATTTCCTGCATCTCTAGAAGTTGGAAATCTAATAAGATAAAAGTCGCTTGTCGGCATGCCTGCACTTTGTGCAACTTCTTGTAATTTAGCATTCATTGATGTTGTAAGACTTTGCTCGCCCGCACACAAACATTCAAAAACATTTGAACCTGTAATTTCAATAGTATCCTGTATGTTCATTATTTCGTTCATTAATGCAGATTCGTTCCAAGGTATACAATTAACAGTATATGTTGAGCCGCCTTTTTCAACATCAAACTCTACTGACATTAATTTAAAAGGAATTTTTCTATTTGAATACTTAATAGGTTCTGCTATACCGTTATCGTTCCATCCTACGAAATCTAGTTCGAGCAAATAAGGTGCTTGCAGGTAATTTTGAAACCCTCCACTAAATGCTGCTGCTTGTAACGACTGTAGAAATAATCCCATTGAATACGGTTCTTGCACTTGAAAAGAAAATTGCATAGACTGTGCTACACCTGCTTGTTTAGATGGAGCAATAACTGATTCAAGTTCAAAGTTATCAATAAAGTATTCTAAATTTCCAGGTTCAAGTCCTAAAGCATCATACGCTGTTTGTATTCTCTTATCATCAATTCCGCCACCGCCTGATCTAAGTATAGTAAAATCGGCTCCGTTTTGTCTATACGAGTCTTGTGGGTTATTAATACTATTTGTCGAAAGTACACCTAGTGTAAAAATACAATTATAAGAGTGGTATGCTTCTAGCTGATTTTTTAAAACTGCACCAGGTCCTGGAGGATATGTTTCTGCTGTAGATGTTGATCCAATTTGAGAAGTTGATTGTAATGCAGTCTCGAGTATTGTTTCAAGATCTATTATTGGTGTTGTTAATGATCCTATTTGTCCATAAACATCTTCTAGTGCTGCGGTTGCTGAATTTGCAAGTCCGGTCAACGATGAAACAGATCCAGGAAGAATATTAGTAACATAATCTTGTATTGCTGATCCAGTAGATGCTCCAAATCCGTTAGCAAACTTGTTTAATGACGGAGGAAATATATCTTTAAATTCGCCTGTTGGTGCAGCAAATTTAGACATTAATCCTTGAGGACCTTTAGCTATTAATTTTCCTACAGTGTCAACATTAGCAAATTGATTATCTAGTACCTTTACCTGACTTGAAAAACTAGATGCTGTTGCACTTAACCCATTTTTCAAAGGACTAAAATCAGGAGTCTGAATATTTCCAAACGATCCATCTGCTGCTTTGGCTAGAGCGGCTGTCTTGTTTTGTATTATCTTACTAGGATCTATCATATATTAAACGCCTAAAACTTTTTTTAATTTATCTGGTGAAGGTAGATATATTTCTGTTCCTGCTATAAAATCAAAAACAGGATCTTTTATAGTATTCATATTTCGTTGTGCAAATACCCACCATAATTTAGGAGTACCATAATAATCGTAAGATAGTAAATCAGGACGATATGTATATTGAGGTTCAATAGTATAAACGCTATCGTCAGCACTTTCTGGAACAGGACGTATTCTCAAAATATCAAGTGCGCCTTGAGCAGTGTATCCTGTATTATTCCAAGGACTTGTTGTAGTATATGATGCCATTAAATAAACCCTTGTCCGCTATTAATATAATTTCCATTTACAAAACTGTTTAAATTAAATTCTGATACTCGTCTTCGTGAATAAGTAGGTTTCAGCGTTACTGAAATTTGACTCGACGTAGGCACCCATGTTGTACCAGCATTACTATTTTCGTCTCCTTGAACAACAGGAGTAAGTAAAGGAGTTGCAATGTAATCTACGTCAGCTGGTAAATCAACTGTAAAGTTTGCTACTACGCAAGGTACTTTGTTAAACACATAATCACCGTATCCGCTTAATTTTACTAGTGGAGGCGGAGCACCTGAGTTATCACCTTGTCCATAAAACATTTTAGTAACACTTCTTAAGTAATGTACACATGCAACCCAATACTGGCCTTCTTCAGCAGTTTCAATATTAAATTCGCCTGTAATTACTATATCATCCGATACACTGTTATCATATATTTGGAATGGATAATTTGTATGTACTGGTTGTAAACTATTATAATTAGCACTATGGCTAACAATAATTGTTGGTGTGTAAGGAAAACAAAATCCGCCTGTTTTTGTCAAAGGTGCAATAAGTCCTGCACCTGATAGTGATGGCGGAATACTAAGTTTTACCCTCCAATCAGTATCTTTAGTTGCTTTACTAAATGATGCTGATGCTTCGCTTTTAACTTGGCCAGTATCTGGCTTAGGTAAATTTGCTCCTCTTGACTCTTTTGCAAAACCAAAGGAACTAAACAATTCGTTTGCAACGTCATTGATTGCAGAGTCAATAGCACCTATGCCCGTTTTTAAGTTATTACCTACAAAATTCTTCACAGATGCTTCTGCTTCATTTGCAAAGTTACCAGCTGTATTTTTTATAATATTTCTACCGATGGATTTTGGGTCAAAAAGTGCCATAATCATATCTCCTATTATACTTATTTAGTTGACATAATTAAGTATGTAGTTTATAATATGTTTATACTAACTGGAGATATTCAATTGAGAAAACGAAATTACCTAAATAACAAAGATATTCTATCTGAAATACACAAATCAAAGAGCACATACTGTAGCTTTATTGAACCTGAACATGCACAGTTTGACATCATTTTACTAGATGTTGACAAAATAAACATAAGAACTATAGCCGAAGCAAAGCGAAACAAAGCAAAACGTCTTAGTACTGCGGATTACGAAGCAAGAAGAATGGCTGGAGAAAAAGTTAAGCAAGCAGAATGCGAAGTTGACTATAGAAAAATTACTAAAGAAGAGCTAATTTTCCGTGTTATGACGTTTGATCATATCCCAGAAGAGCCAGGAAGAAAAAAGAACCCAAAGACCATTGCTGACACAAAAGTAAAGCTAAACTTTCCACCATTCCACCATTACAAGTTTGACGAAGACGGAGTCTTGCAATTAGTAGGAAAAAGTCACTGGGAAGGCGGCATGCAAAACGGTGCTTTCAATCATAAACACGGAAAAGCAACAAATACACTTGCTACTATGTGGTTAAAGTTAGTTGACAGATATGCTACCCGAGGCAATGTACGTGGTTACACATACAATGACGAAATGAAAGGTCAAGCAATACTCCAGTTAGCACAGATTGGCTTACAGTTTGACGAATCAAAGTCAAACAATCCATTTGCATATTACACAGCAGCCGTTACTAACAGTTTTGTACGTGTTATTAACATTGAAAAACGTAATCAAAACATTAGAGACGACATTCTTGAGATGAACGATCTTAATCCTAGTTACACTCGACAACACCAAGGTGAATGGGAAGCTTCTGTTAAAAGAAACGAAGAAGCAGGATTTTCTATACACAAAGACACAAAAACCGGTTGACTTTTATAGTATTTGACCTTATAATTAATAAGAGTGAATAGAGGAATCTAAATTTGTTTAAGAAAGCAGCAGTTTTTACTGACATACATTTTGGCCTAAAAGGCAACAGTCGCATACATAATGATGATTGCGAAGAATTTGTAGATTGGTATATCGAAAAAGCCAAAGAACACGGATGCGAAACAGGAATATTCTGTGGCGACTGGCACCATAACAGAAACAGCCTTAACCTTACAACTATGGATGCAACTATTCGTAGTTTAGAAAAACTTGGTAAGGCATTTGATAAATTTTATATGTTTGTGGGTAATCACGACTTGTACTATAAAGACAAGCGCAATGTTAGTTCAACTATATTTGGAAAACACATTGAAGGTATTACATTTATAGATGAAATTTATCAAGAAGATGATGTGGCTCTTGTACCGTGGCTAGTAGGCGACGAGTGGAAGAAGATTGAAAAAATTAAGTCCAAGTATATGTTTGGGCATTTTGAATTACCAAGTTTTTATATGAATGCTTTGGTTAGAATGCCTGATCACGGTGACTTACGCCCTCAACACTTTAAACATCAAGAGTACGTGTTTAGTGGACATTTCCACAAACGTCAAGTACAAGGTAAAATACATTATATCGGAAATGCTTTTCCTCACAACTATGCAGATGTAGGTGATGACGAACGTGGCATGATGATCCTCGATCGTGAGAATAATAAAGAGCCTGAATACATTAATTGGTGGAACTGTCCTAAGTATAGAACAATTAAACTTTCAAAATTAATTGACGATGCAGATGCTTTTATTAAACCTAAAATGTATCTAAGAGTTGAACTAGACTTACCTATTAGTTATGAAGAATCTAGTTTCATTAAAGAGACATTTATTAAACAATATAACTGTCGTGAAATTACACTAATTCCACAAAAACAAATTGAAGAAATTACTACTGATTTAGATATTAGTACGTTTGAATCAGTTGACCAAATTGTAGCAAGTGAAATAACAGAACTTGATACAGAAAATTACGATAAATCGATGTTACTAGACATCTATCATGGATTAGAGAGTTATTAAATGATTCGCATTAAAGACCTAACTGTTAAAAACTTTATGAGTGTGGGTAATCAAACACAGGCTGTAGATTTTAACAAAGACAACTTAACGTTAGTACTTGGTGAAAATTTAGATCAAGGTGGGGACGACAGTGGCTCACGTAATGGTACTGGTAAAACTACAATCATTAATGCACTAAGTTATGCATTATACGGTACTGCACTTACTAATATCAAACGAAACAACTTGATTAATAAAACTAACAGCAAAGGAATGTTAGTTACACTACACTTTGAAAAGAACAACGTAGACTACAGGATTGAGCGAGGACGCTCTCCTAA